CAGCTTAAGCCTGTGATCACAGAGAAAGAACAGTTAGAGAATATCAAGCTTAGAAAAGAGTTGGGGCTTAATACTATTGCGGAATTACTCATGATCGATAACCCCGATCTGAGTGAGGATGAGGCTAAAGCTAAGGCTGAGGAGATCATGAATGAGAAGAAAGAGCGCAGAGATCAGATGGTGGGTGATATGATGAGTAAAGTACCAAGCAATCTTAAGCCAGGAGAAAAAGAAGATGGCCAAGAAAAAGTGCAAGAAAAAGAAACCCAAGAAATAGGAGCAGAGGATGCCAGTCAAGAGCAGGGCACAAGCTAGGTTATTTGGTGCTGTGGCAGGGGGCAGAAAAACCAAAGCCAAAACCTTGAGTAAGGCCAAAGCAAAGGAAAGCCTCAAAGGCCAAAAACTTAAAAAGCTACCTGAGAGAGTAAAGAAAAAAAAGAAATAGGGGGGTAACCATGTATCATCCAGGAACCAAAGTAGAGGATTTGACCTTGCATATTGCCAACCCGGCTGACTTGGTGCAGCCAGGAGATACGGTTGATAGCATTGTGTAATGGGCAAACAGAAGCCAGTCGAATATCAGTTTGATCCCTTTGAATTAACCGGGCTTAAAAAACCTAGGGGGGTTGATAAAAGGGAGATACTAAAAGAGGTGGGGGAGTTTGTCCTAGAATCTGTATTAGATAAAGTAGGCGGGACAAATTCCCCTGTCTCTGGTCACGGCAGATTTAAAAAGCTCACCAAGAAATACAAAGCTAGAAAGGTGGCTCAGGGTGGGGCCCCAGTGCCAGATCTTGAGTTAGAAGGGGATCTGCTAGATTCTCTTAGGGCTCCCATAAGAAATGGGAAATTAGTTTTAAAGGTAACCCCATCACAAAACGATAAAGCCGATGGCCACAATAATCACAGCGGCAAATCTGAGATACCTACCAGGCGCTTTATCCCTAAAAAGAAAGATGGGGAGACATTCAAAAAAGATATCATCAAAGGAATGCGCCGTATCATCAAATCATTTGAGGAATAATGCCTGTTAAATTTAAAGCCGAGGTAGACACAAAAGCACTAGAAAGCATCAAGAAAAAAACCAAACAACTTAAGAAGCCTGTGACTAGAGACTTTGCCAGGCAAATAGGCAGAGTAATAGTTAAGGAAATGAAGCGCATTATTAAGCGCGGTGTCAACCCAATTAAGGGATGGGGCAAATTCCCGGCATATAGGGGTAAGTATAGAAAGCAGATACAGAAAAAAGGCTATGTAAGCGTAGATGGAGAAAGGGTAAGTAAGAAGCTAAGGCCTGTAAATTTAAAGCTTACTGGCAAATTTCTGAGCACTCTAACCAGTAAAGCAGAGCCCGATAAAACCGGCTTTAGTGCTGTGGTGAGATATAAGACAGATTTATCTGAGAAAAAAGAAGACGGGCACAGGACAGGACACAATGAGCAGGCTGAAAGGCCCACTATCCCACAAAAAAAGCTTAGAGAGGATTTCCAAAAATCTATCAGTGATAAATACATAAGGCTATTTAACAAAGCAATTAAGAGGGTGACTGATAAGAAGCGTTAAATTTTTATTTAAAAAAACCAAAAAGGAGTATACTAATGAATAACGGATCCACAAGCGGTGCTGTGGCAGGTGATGGCGGTGCCAATCCTGGTAATCAAGAAAAAACAGGTCAAGAATCAAACCCGAATACCACCCCTAACGAACGATTAGTCAAATGGGAAGATCACAAGCGTGCCATTGATGACATGCTTGATAAAAAAGCCAGGCTAAAAGAAGCAGAAGAAAAAATAGCCGAGCTTGAAAGGGGTAAGCTTCAGGAAAAAGAGGAATACAAAACGCTATATGAGCAGACTAAGGCTGATGTGGATAAGTGGAAAACAGAGGCGGAAAACGGAAAGAAATTATTTAAGCATACCCAAAAATATAACGCGGTTAAAAAAGCAGCCCTGGAATCGGGTATGCTACCAGAAGCCTTAGACGATCTTGATCTATTAGACCTTGATTCAATCGTAGTTGAAACAACGGATGCTGGGCGCTATGCGGTGCATGGCGTTAAGGAATTCGTAGAGAAGTTAAAAACCAATAAAGCGCATTGGTTTAAAAAGGCTGATGGGCCCACGGTTGATAGCGGTGGTGGCGGTGCCCCGCCAAAGGAACCAGGGCCAGTTACAGCCCAAGATGTAATCAAGGCAGAAAGGCAATGGCGAATGGGTAAGATCACAGAGGCTGAATACCATGAGATTTATACCAAGTACGCTGGCCAGACTGCCCAATAAAGAAAGGGTTAAGCTATGGCAGATCAAGTTATGCGTGGCTCTGTAGAGCTTGATGCTCTAAAGCCAGAACTATGGAGCGCTGCATTCTTTCCCACTCTCTTAGAGACCTTGCCTTTTAATGGCGTGGTCGCTAGGGATTATGAGGGAGATATTAGGGCTCTTGGCGATACTGTTAACATTACCGAATTTCCTCAGTTTGATGAGGCAGAGGAAATTCAAGAGGATCAGAAAGTCGATGCTGATTCTATCACCGCTAGTAACCAGCAGCTGGTTATTAATAAGCAGGTGGTTAAGGACTACATCGTCACAGATCGGGCTAAAGTGCAGACTATTGAGCATGCCAATGCTCTTAGGGACTTGGCCTTTCACAGCATCTTTAAAAAGATGCAGAGCATTCTAATTGCAGCCACTGTTCCCAGCGCCGCTGCTCCCGATCATCAGATTCCTTATGATGCTGGCAGTACTCTGGCCCTGGCAGACATGCTTGAGGCTAAAGAGCTACTGGATACCCAGAATGTGCCGGACGATGGATCCAGGCAGATGATTCTGGATAGCCCGCAGTGGAATGATATTTTTAATATCACTGGCTTTACCTCAAGGGATTTCATCCCCACGGGTAGCCCTCTTTCCACAGGTGCCCTGCCTGCCCAGGTCTTGGGTTTCAATCCCAAGTTTACCACTGAGGCAAGTGCAGTAGCCTATTTCTTTCATCCTATGTATATGAACATGGCTGTTCAAAAAATGCTGGATGTAAAGGAATTTGACCAGGGGGTTGAGGGTAAGCGCAGTGTCAGGATCAATAGCACCATCCTGTTTGGTGTTAAGCAGACTTCTGACATTCGGGTGGTTACCATTTCCTAATTGGGGGTAAACAATGCCTTTTAAAAACGAACTAAATTATCAGGAATACGTCTACGACTTTGATGTAGATGGTGGCACAAAAGATGCCGCCATTATTCTGAGTGACAAGGCTGGCTATGCGCCACTACCTGTAGGGGCCATAGTTAAATCAGTCGTGGCATATGTAGAGGACGCAGTGCTGGGCACTAGCTCTACCTTGATCTGGGGCAATGATGGTGATCCCGATGGGTATAGCGGTGCTACCGTAGCAGAGGGAGACTTAACGGCTAATTCTCTACATAATGGCTGGGATAATGCTGCAGCCCTGTTATGGGATGATACTAACGATCATCAACTGCAATATTATGTAGACACTGCTGCAAATGGCAGTTTTGAAGTACTTATTGAGACTGCCGATTTGAGTGCTGGTAAAGTAATATTCATGGTTGAATATTATCTACCTGCTGCATAGCAGTGAGTGGACTGTTCTAAAAACTAAAGAAGCGATCAGACAGACTTGACAGGTTATGCTCAGCCCCATTGCGGGCTGGGCATAGCCACCTTGAGGGTTTATATGCCTGCCATACTCAGGAATGTAACCAGGACAGTACTTGATTCTGCAGAGACTACAGCCTATACCAAAAGCCCGTCACAGGATGCACTGACTTTTGAGTTAACTGCCTCAAGTGAGTTTTACATTTGCTTTAAAAAACCCTTCTCTACTAGGCATTTTAATTTTGACACGGCTAATACGGTAACCGGAGTGGTTATCACAGTAGAGTATTGGGATGGCACAGATTGGGCAGAAGTGCTGGACATAGTAGATCAGACTTGGGGCTTTACCAGAAGCGGGTTTTTATCATGGGTAAATGATGGCAAATGGCAGCCCAGGAAAGCATCTCCTATTGATGATGTGGAATTGTATTGGGCTAAGATCACAGTAGACCAGGATTTAAGCGCAGGCACTTCTCTGCAGAGTGTCTTAAATTTATTCTGTGATGAGGATATGCTGCAGGCCTATTATCCCGAGCTAGTGACCGATACTAGATATCTACCTGAGGGGAGATCTGATTTCATTGAGCAGTTACATGCAGCTAAAGAGTGGGTAGTGCACCGCTTAAAAAAGGATCATCTCATAAAAGACGAGAATCAGATTGAGGACATCAACGAGGTAGCCATAGCCGCTACCCACGCTACTGCATGGGTGATACTCAATCCCATAGCTAAAGATGATGGTGATAAAGAGAAGCGTGATGAGGCATTCAATGATGCCAATAGAGAATTGAACAGAGTTAAGATAGATATTGATTGGGATGAGAGCGGTGTGATTGAGGATGATGAAAAAGATATTGGCAATATTTTTATACCGAGATTGTAATGGCTGATACTGTAGAGCAAATCATAGACGAGACAAAAAGCCTGATAGCTAGTGAATTAGGCAGTAACTATTAGGAATTGAGATTTATCTATGATGTGGAAAAAAATAATCTCCGTGATGCCAAATTAGCTTATGGGGTAAGGCCATTAGACGCGGCCAATGCAGCCACTCTCACTAGGTCTTATACCCTGGATCATGGCTTTGAGGTGATACTGACTGACACCTTTGCCAGGGGTGATAGTGACAAGCAGAGAGAAGATAGCCTCAAAGTAATGTATGATAAGGCTGATGAGATATTTAAGAATTTAGTAAACCACAAGATTAACTTAGCAAGCGTGGTGCTGGATATTCAGGATCCAAGCCTAAGCGAGCCAGAATTTCTAGACGATAGTAAGTTTGTGATCCTGAGAATGCAGTATGTGGTTAAGTACCGTAGTAATCTAAATCTATAAAAATCCGTAGGGGGGATCACATGGCTACTCCTATCATTAGGAAAAATTCAATCATTGGTGTGGAAATCGAGAGCACAGAGGGTACTTATGTAGCCCCTTCTGCAGCTACATCTTATGTGCAGCCTTTGGCTGATGGCTTTGAGCTAATACCGGCCAGGGAACTAATTGATAGAGGTTTACTCAATGCCTCACCCGGTAAAGAAAGCCCTAGGCTTGGCACTAAATCAGTCACCGCTGCCCTGCCTGTAGAGTTTAGGGGTAGTGGCGTAGCTGGTGGCGCACCAGACTTTGATCCCCTGCTACGCTCTGCATTAGGTGCTGTAAGGGCATATGGCTCACAGACCACAAGTACCACTACGCATACTGCCACTCAGATCAATCTCTCTGATGGTGATGCGGCTAATTACAACGTAGGGGATAGCGTGGTGGTCCTAGAGGCAGGAGCCCATGAAGTTAGGCCTATCTCGGCTGTGGTTACTACTCCTGGCAGTAATAGCATCTCTTTCCCATTTGCCCTGGATAATGGGGCTCCTAGTGATGGTGTAGTAATAGCTGAATACAATACCTATCTCACTGCTGCAGATGGCCATCCCTCTCTATCTCTTAGCTACTACTGGGCTAATGAGATCAGACAGAGTGCTGTAGGCTGTAAAGTCCCCTCTCTGTCTGTAGATAACTGGACCACGGGCCAGGTAGCTTCTTGGAATTTTGGATTAGAGGGGCTCTTTTATGGGGATGAGATTGATGGCGTGGCCCCCCACACACCGACTTATGATGATGAGGTACCACCCATTATTCTAAAGGCCTGTGTATATAGAGACGGGCTTCAGATCCCAATCAATACACTCACCCTTTCTCTGGCTAATACGCTTGGATTTACCACTAGCACCTGTTCAGAGAATGGTAGGATTTCCTCAAGGGTAACTGACAGAGAGATAACAGGCAGCATCAACCCATATAAAGACGATACCCTTACTGACTACTTTGATGATTGGAATGATGGCACAGAATTTTCTCTGTTTGCTTATGCTTTCAATCCGTCAAGCACTACTGGTGAGTTTGATTTGGGATCGGTAGTGGCCCTGTGGTTACCACAGTGTTTTTCTACTGAGTTTCAAACTCAGGATCTTGAGGGCTTACTCATTGACCAGATTTCCTTTAGGGCTACTCGGGGGTCCGATGGAACTAATGAGGAAATGTTTGTCAGCTTGATTTAAGCCCTCACATACTGCATAAGGTTCTTATGATTATCTTAAGGACTAGTGACAAGGTGCCCTGTAAAATTGGGGATCTTACTATTTGGGTGTCTCCCATTTCTTGGGATCAAAAAATCAGCCTATCCAAACATTCAAAACAGAAATCGGGTGAGGTACAGGAAAATCAAAGCGCCATGATTATGGACACTCTCATAATGTCTATCAAAAAGGTTGATGGCTTTGAGGGAGAATTCCTTGATGGCACACCTGCTGTTTTGGAATGGGTAGATGGAAAGCTGACAAAAGAAAGCATTGAGATGCTAGTTAGAGCTATTGGGGCAATGCCCATAAGCAGGCTTTCCAGCGCCATACTTACAGATGCTTTGGCTGGAGATATTGAGGGATTTGAAATTGATTTTGAATCCCTTAGGGCATCAAAAAAAAAGAATTCCCAGTAAGTAATGCTCTGTGGTTTCTACTAAGGGCCATAGAGGTACTTAACTACCCCACACTAATGGAATGGGCTAAACTCAAATCCACTCTCATTGCCCTGCATAATAATAGATTTCTGTGTGATCATTGCTTAACTCTATATCCTGCCAGGCCCAAACTCCTAGAAAAAGAAAGGCGCGTTAAAGGGTGCTGGGATATCTATAGCGATCCGATACATAAATTTGATGGCATAGCGTATAAAACCTGTCCTGGAAATTATTATGATAATATGGTGTGTAGCTGGGTTGAGGCAGCAGACAGTTTTGATAAAGGGGTAATGCCATTTCCTGGGAGCTACTTTGATCAGCCAGCTAAAGCAATCGAAGTACTCCGCATTATCAAGACATATAAAACAAACTATCAGCTAGAGAGAGCCAGAGAGAAAGCTGCTAGACAAAAGCCACAGGTAAAACATGGCAGATAATGAAGTCACAATACGATTAAAGGTAGAGGGCAATGCTAAGGTTGAGCTAGAGAAAGCCACTGATGCCGTAGAAGACTTCTCTAGGACCACCAAAAAATCCCTTGTCTCTGTGGGCAGAGCCTTTGAGGTATTCTCTGGGGTACTTGGGGCACAAGTATTCCTAGGAGCCATCAATAAAGCAGGCCGTGCAGCCAAGCGCCTATTTAATACTTTTGTGACTGATGGCGTTCAGGCGGCTCAAGTACAAGAGGATGCCATAAACCAGCTTAATACTGCCCTTGTGGCTAGCGGTAAATTCACAGCTGATACCAGTAAAGAGCTACAAGAATATGCATCCCAATTACAGGCCGCCACCAAATTTGGTGATGAAACCATCCTACAAACCCAAGCCCTTATTCAAAGCCTTGGCCAGTTAGATAAAGAGGGCCTTAAACAAGCCACTAAAGCCACCCTAGATCTTTCTGCAGCCTTGGGTGTGGATCTCAATACTGCAGCCCTGTTAGTTGGTAAGGCAGCTGCAGGTGAGATCAGCACATTCTCTAGGTATGGCCTTATCATCAAAAAAGGTGCCACTAATGCTGAGACCTTTGCCAATACCCTAGAAGCAGTTAATCAAAAATTTGGCGGTGCTGCTGCTGCCCAGGTAGATACTTTCTCTGGATCTTATGCACAGCTAAATAATACTTTTGGAGATCTCCAAGAATCTATCGGCTTTATCATTACAGAAAACACAGTGCTACAATCTGTATTTAAAGAAGTGGGAAAGATCCTCACAGAATTACAGGATGTAATCAAGGCCAATAAAGATGAGATCTCAGTGGGTTTTTCCTCTGCAGTTATAGCCGTGATCAAAACAATAAGAGGGCTCATTGCAGCAGTACAGACCGCTATTGTGGTATGGCTTGAATTAAAGAAAGCAGCCCTTACAGCAGCTACAGGATTGGCTTTTGTAAGTGATTCGCTTGGTATCACAAAAGGCAAGGCAGATGAATTTGCCCAGGCAGTGATAGACGCCAATAAAGCTATAGAAGAAATTGGAGAAGAGGGCGGGCTAGTCAAATTAGATGAGGCTTTACAGAGAATACAGAACAGCGCAGAAGACGCCAAACAAAAGCAGGTAGAGTTACTTGAGGCAGAGAAAACAATACAGGATGAAAGAGATGCCCTATTAGAAAGAAAGCTAGCCAATGATGAGGCATTAAAACAAAGCAGGGAATCCCTAACTGAGGCAGAGCAGAAATTAATAGATACAGTTATTGAGGGCTCTAAAACTGCCATAGAGAAAGAAGAAGAAAAACTCACAGCACTATTGAATGCTACAGCTACCACCAAAGCCGAGAGGAAAAAGCTTGGCCAGGCCATTGAGAAGCAGGCTGTAAAGATAACCACCCTTGAGAAAAAAGAAGAGCAAAAGCGCACCGCATTTCAAAAGCAGCAGCAGACTGCAAGGCTCAATGCTGCCAGTACTGCTTTTGGTAATCTGGCCACCCTTAGCCAAAGTAAAAATAAAGAGTTAGCAGCCATTGGTAAAGCTAGCGCCATAGCTCAGACTACTATTCAGACTTATCAATCTGCACAAGCAGCCTTTAGCGCTTTAGCGGGCATTCCATTTGTGGGGCCTGTACTTGGTGCTGCTGCTGCAGCAGCGGCTATAGTAGCAGGTTTAGCCAGAGTAGCCCAGATCCGTGGTACTCCACTACAAGAGGGCATTACCTCAGTGCCTGGCATTGGTACCGCTGATAATTTCCCAGCTACCCTAGCACCCCAGGAAAGGGTAGTAACTGCAGAGCAGAATCAGGATCTCACAGAATTTCTGGCAGAGAATCAGGGACAGAATGCTATCCTCATAGATATCAGAGACAGGCTTGATACTCTAGAAAACAGGGTAACTGTCAATGTGGGTGGCACTGAGATTGCCGATGAGTTATTAGATTTACAGCGTAGTGGCAGAGCCATAGGAGCAGCCTAATGAGTGAGTGCTTTAAAATTCTGTATGTGAATGAGTTTTTTGACCTGGATAATACTATTACCAGCACCACAGAGGATGCAGAATTTCCGGTCTCAAATCTCACTTCTGATAGCAGATCTCAAGTATGGCGATCTGCCAGTGGCACCACTACAGACAGAGTAGTGATAAACCTTGGCTCAGCTAAAGATATAGATAGCTTTGCCATGTTTTTTGATGCCCTAAATCCCCTACCCCTTACCTCTAGTGCAGTTGTGAAATTACAGGCTAACACCTCTGATAGTTGGGGAGCCCCACCAGTAGATGTGACACTTTCCATTGATCAGGTATATAAAAATGCTTATCACTTTTTTACCTCTACTCAAAACTATCAGTATTGGGCTGTGTCTGTCAGTGATGGCACTAATCCTAATAACCAGATAGAGCTATCTCTGCTTTATCTATCTGAGGCTGCAGGCACTTCTCAGCCCCCAGAAATTGGCTTTAAAGATGGGATAAAGGATCAGAGTAAACCCAGATCTACAGCCTTTGGCCATGAATACTGGGATATATACCCCAATCGGATAAGCTGGGATTTTAATTTCAAGGCACTATCAGAAGCAGACAAGATCCTTTTTAAAGATATATTCACAGAGGTAGGAAAACACGGCACCATAGTTACAGCCCTTGATAGTGATGAGAATATTTTTACTGATGCCAATGAGTATCTGCTTTACTGCAGATTAACTAAGGACTATTCGGCTAAACACAGGTTTGTTAATTACTTTGATTACCCTCTGTCAGTTAGAGAGGCCCTGTAGTGGCTTTTAGTACATATAGTCAGTTTCAGGATTTAGAGACCAGCGAGAAAGTAGCCCTAGTAATTCTTGAGGCATCACGTAGGCTCATGGGCTGGCAGGTGCATTCTGGCTCAATATATAAATTGGATCCCTTTGATCATGCAGTTATAGAAAGCATCCTTGAGGATGGCACAGCCCTAACAGAGGTGGGGAGTATAGGCGCTATAACCCCAGGAGACTTCTATAATGATAGATCGGCTAAAATACTATATCTTGAGGCTACAGACAGTACTAACCCAAATGGCAAATTCCTTGCCCTCACCTTTCAGAATTTTTATTCTAATGCTCTTGGAATTCATGAGCCTCACGATCTGTCTACTGGCTTTAATGTGTATTGGCTACCTTATGTTAAAGCTACTTCTAGGTTTGGGGTAGAGCTAGACAATAAAGAGTATCTAGGCTTTGCCATTGAGGGGGGCGGTAATGTCACCCTCATTAATGATCGGGATTACTGGGATTCTATTTATGATAAGTGGTATTGGGATAACCAGAAGATCTTGATCTATTCCTGGCATAGAGATCTACCTATTACTGAGGCTAAGCTAATATATAGGGGGCTTACTCAAAAGCGCACCTGGACAGATGAAAGCATTAAGTTTGCCCTAAAAGACCAGCTTAAAGCCCTTAGGCAGCCGGTACCTCTAACAGATTTATCTGAAGCATCGGGAGCCACGCTTAAGCCCAGTAATGTAAACAGAAAACAAAGGATCATATATGGCCGTGTAGTGGGCCATATTCCCTCTAATATTGATGAGACATTGCCCCTGGGCAATACTATTACTGGCACTGCTACCACTGCCAATGGCAGCACTTCTGTTACTGGCAGTGGCACTCTTTTTCTAAAAGAAGTAAGCCCAGATGATAATCTCATATTCGGAAATGATACTACTGAATACACAGTAGAATCTGTTACCAGTGACACAGTGCTAACCCTTACAGAGGATTATGGCGGATCTACAGGATCTGGGAAAGCCATAAAGATCAAAGGGGGGCATCCTAAGCGTTACCAAAACAGAGTACACCTCATAGCTGGCCACGCTCTTAAAGTACCAGCTACTACAGTAGCCTCAGCCAATAAGATTGATGTGATTACAGTAGTAGATGATGCGGATTTTTTTGTGGGGGCAGAAATCACAGTAGGCTCTGATATCACCAATATCTCAAGAGTATCAAGCAATGTGATAGAAATGAGACCTGCCCTACCCACCATCCCTAGCCCTGGCACAGCAGTTACCTTAAGCGCCATATGGGATGTGTATATCAATGATAAAAGGCTTAACCTCACAAGAGACTATACCTTTGATGCTTCTACGGCCAAGCTTACTCTAGATGAGCTAGCAGAATTCAATGTGGCTGATGTGCTTAAGGTTAATGGCTCAGTGACTTTTAATTCAACCCGCACAGTGACTGGCACAGGATTACAGGAGCAGTTTAAACCAGGTGACTGGATCAGAAATCAAAACCAAAGTGATTGGTTTGAGGTGCTATCTGTAGACAGTGATACCCAGATTACTTTAAGGGTAGCAGCTACCTATAGTGTCTCAGGCACAGCATTAAAGAAATCCCCTCAAGTCTATGCAGATGGGGAAACCACTATTTCCTTAAGGGCTATGGGAGCTACAGAGGATGGCACTACTACCGGGGATTTTATAGGCACAGGGCCACTGGCCGCTAAAGACATACTAAAGCGGGCTGGGCTTACTGATGATATTACAGAAAGTACTTTTGATACAGCCAGTGAGGTAGCCCCACAGATCATAACTTTAGCTGTGCCAGATACAGTATCAGCCACAGAATCTAAATCTGTTCGGGAAATTATCAATAAAATAAATGAGAGCATATTTGGCAGTGTCTATCAGAGTAATGATTTCAAGCTTGAGTATAGGGTGCTAGATCCGGGCAGGACCACAAGCTATGTACAGTTTATTGAGGCAGAAGTGTTAAAGCTATCTGTCAAAAGTGATAGCTCAAAAGTAATAAAAGACTGTCTTATTGAGTATCTTTTTAAAGAGTTTGATCCTGATAGCCTTGAGGAAAGCTTTGCCATTGAGACACAGAGCAGCCAAGTAGCAGAGTATCTGGGCAAGACCGATGAGCAGTTTAGACTTAGGACAGTGCTGCAAAGCCAAGGTGATGCCAAAGTATTTGCCCAGAGGTGGGTATTTTTAAGGGAGATAGTATCTGCTGTGATAAGCATCAGCACCTCTCTTAAGGGAGCCAGGCTACAGATCCATGATAGGATAAAGCTTGTGCATAGAAAGCTTTATGAAAGATTTGGGGCCCCAAGTGAACAGGTAAAGCTAGCAGGCATTACAGCTATCAAAAGAGACTTTGCCAGTAGTGATATTCAGATTGATGATTTGGGTAATGCCTATAATAGAGCGGGCACCATTACAGATAATGCGGCTAATATCTGGGCCAGTGCCACAGATACTGAGAAGCTTTTAAATGGGTTTATTACCGATAACTTTGGGATGATAAATAATGATGCCAATACCTTTGGTATCAACGTGATATGGTGAGACTATGGCTTTTGGATCTATACCCTCAGCATGGCTAGATATTGGTGATCCCACCAAAAAAGAGCTATTTGATCTGATAAAAGATAACTTTGATGATCTGGATAGCAGGATAAATTCAGTTGAGGCAGCAGTTACCAATGAGACACCCATACAGTTTTCTGTAATTGGCAGATATTATATCGAGACTATGCCATTTTTAGGGGCAGGCACTACTATTAGAATCCCATTTGATATTGAATTAACTAGTGCGGTATTGCATGTAATAGATGATGGTACGGCTGGCACGCTTGATGTAGATGTGAAATATAAAAGAGGTGCAGCTGCCTTTACTACCATTTTTTCCACTAGGCCAAGTCTTACTTTTGGTAGTGGTAATAATAGCATTGCCACTAATGGCGCGATTTCTATTACTGATTTAGATGCCGGGGATTTTATTAGGCTTGATATTATTACCCCGCAAACTAACAATGAGAAATTTAATTTGTATCTCACATGGGAGATTAGGGCATGATTAGTTTTGGAAAGTTTCCTTATCATGGGGCTGGGAATACTGTATTTACTGGCACGCTTAATTATTCGACCACTTCTGGGTGGGCTACTGTTACTGGCTCTACTATAAATATTACCACCAAAGGAAATCTAGTAAAATTAGGCGCGCAGGGAAATGGTGTGGGGCAAGGAGAGTGGCGAATAGAAAATTTTGTAGGGCAAACCACTACCATAGGGCAAATTAGAATAATAAGAGATGGATCAATAGTTATAAACTATTCAAATCTTGGCATTCAATTGGATACTGCAGCCACAGCGCTTAGAGTATTTAGATATCCATTGGGCATAATTAACTGCCTTGATTTACCACCAGCAGGGCCACACACCTATATTATCCAATTAAATATAGCATCAGGAGTTGGTAGAATAGCTCTGGCTAGCGGCTTGTTTTCGGCGGTTGAATTGATTCTTGATAGTGTAGAATTAACTTAATAGGGGGTAACAATGAGCCAATACGGCGTACAGGAAACTAAAGAAGTTCTAGACCTAATGTTTGCAGGCGGTGGTGCAGTCAAATCTGCCCTAGCAGATGGTAAGCTTGATCTCAATGATTTGGCCTATCTCATGCCTGTGGTGATGAGTGCAGGCCCTGCTTTCCAAGACATCTCAAAAGTGCCTAAGGAATTAGGCGATCTTGATGAGGATGAGGCTAAAGACCTAGTGGCCTATATGAGCCAGAAGCTTGGGCCTTTGGTGCCAGAGCCTGTGCTTAAGGAAAAAATCGAGAAGGGTTTAAAATTAGCCCTTTCTCTGGCTGAATTTTTGATAGTATTAAAAAAGTAAGTGTTCATTATTTTCTTTCTCCTACAGTGTGCAAGCCAGGGTGAGTAGACCTAAGGAGCTAGGACGGAATTACTCACCCTGGCAATACTATGAATATCTGGCCACAGCTTAAGCACTTTAAGAGATCTGAGAATTGGGGAGATCCCAAAAAGGTAGATCACAAACTCTTATTCATCCTTGACGCATACCGAGAAGAATTAGGCATACCCCTCTATGTCTCTAGATCAGTAAGTTATGATAGAGAGCAGAGCCCACACTATCCAAATGA